TGTTGTGGGTGCTTGAAAAAATATTGGATGATGTTTATCAGTGCAATGTGCGGTAAGGCGACGTCAGTTCATCAAGCATTTCAAGTAAATCTTCATAGGCCTTGTTCCTGTCGCTGGACAAGGCGATAATTCCTGGAAGTTCCTCGCACCATGCCTTCCATGAGTTTTTCTGGCTGTCATCCACAGGATCGAGGTGGATGTTGATGAAGTTTGTGATCATTATTTTCTGTTCAGGCTTGCCATATATGATATATGGAAACAAATCGATCCCAATTGGAATTCAGATGACAGAAAAGCAGATAACGGCAGAAAAAAAACACGATCAAATCATACGGAAAGCAAGAAAAATATCTGAAAAGACCATGATTGACATCAAGTCATCATCCGGTGATTTGTCAACCGATGGAAACGGTCGCCTTTATCCTCAGATTTCTGAGGAGAATCTTCTTTCCGGTAACCTGAAAATGACGGAACGTGAAAAGACGATCATGACCATCCTCACTGTGTCAGAAGAAGGCATGCTTCCGGAAGTCAAGAAAGCCGCCATGGAAGAACTGGAACGCATGGTTCACCTTTCTGCCATGAAAAGTGTGCATATCATGCATGACATGCTTGTTGACCGCAGAATTGATCCTGAGATAAGGAAACAGATCGGAACGGAATTCATGAACCGCATCATGGGCATGCCGACGCAGGTTGCAAAAATTCAGTCTGATTCTCGCGTGGCCGTATTCAGCATGACTTCTACTGAAAAAATGAATGAGCATTACAATACCTACAACAATGTAAAAACCATGAACAAGGACAATACACAGTTCATTCCGGAAAAGGCGGAAAAAACCGGAGAGGACTGATTCATGCCGGAATTAAAAAAAGAAGATATTGAACTGGCAAGACAGCCAACCTATGAAGGTCTGGTCCGTTATTATGATCTTATTTTCTCGGATCGTGGATGGACCCTTCCGCTTCACATGCATCCCGTAGCTGAGGCACTTGCCGATTTCAGGATAAGGCAGCTTATGCTTATCATCGGTCCTGGAAGCGGAAAATCCCTGTTCCTGTCAACAGTCTATCCATCATGGCTGCTTGGACTGGATCAGTCACAGACCGTCCTGAACATAGGCGTGTCTGAAGGGCTTCCTGTAGGGTTTGCCCAGTCTGTCATGGAAATCATTGAATGGTCAGACATGTACCACCTTATTTTTCCGGAAGTCAAACCGGCAAAGGCACTTGGGTGGTCTCCCGGAGCGGGTCTTTACATAACAGGAAGAAAACCGGGTATTCCTGATCCTTCCTATGCCGGATTCGGCATGACCTCCAAGGCGCTTGTCGGAAAGCACGGAAGGACACTTATCCTCGACGATCTTCATGACATGGAAAACACGCAGAATCCGGATCAGATTGACAAGGTAGTCATGCGATACAATGCCACCATACGTGGCAGACAGGATCCTACCGGAGCGCGGTTCATTGTTGCAGGAAGACGATGGGCCGAGAAGGATCTTTACGGTGTACTGATGGCAGAAAATGACTGGGTTGTCATGACGCTTCCGGCCTATCGTCCAAAAGAAAACAATGGAAATGAATTGCTTTATTATGATCTTTTTGTCCCTGAAGGCATGGATTGTGCCTTTTCCACAAAGGACAGGAAAGGCGGCTGGAGAAGGTGGGCTTACTCCCGCGCAGAGCCAGACGAATCGGAAAAGGAACTGTTTTACTGGCCGCAGATGCCAAACAAGAAAACAGAGGTGGACCAGGTAAGGAAAAGCAAGCCAGCCTTGTTCAAGGCCATCTATCAGGGAGATCCTACGGATTCTGAAGGACGGGTATTCCGTGCCATTGATTTCCGTTACGGGACATTTGATCTGGACATGATGCGTGAACTTGGAGGAATCGTTATCCAGTCATGGGATACGGCATTCAGTGCGCAGATCGATGCGGATTACAGCGTATGTATAACGGCTGTCGTGATGCCGTGCAAAGAAAACCACCGTGGCGAAGAAGGAGAATGCGAGGATCACTGGGATGTATATGTCATTGACGTATTCCGAAAGCAACTGGATTTTTCTGATCTGATTGATGCCATATCAGAAATGAACAACCGGTTCCGCCCTGAAGAAGTCCTGATTGAAAAGAAGGCAACGGGTGTTCCGGCCATTTCATTGCTGAAGAACAAGGTTCCGTTTCACCCTGTTGATCCTGGTGGTCTTTCAAAAAGGGTAAGGGCGACAAACGGGGCGCATGCCGGTTCTACACAGGGATGGTTCAGGCTTGGAAGGGTAGTGTTCCTTGCTGGTACTGCATGGCTTGATACTTTTGAGATAGAACTGGAACATTTTACAGGCAAGCAGGGAGACACGGATGATCAGGTTGATGCCCTTGTCTATCTGGTCAATAATGCCATAGATCTGTCAAGGAGCGAAGGAATGATCGCTTCCGAATCAGAGAGGATGATTGCGGAACTGGACAAAAGAAATTCGATGGGAACGAATGAACTGGCACTCGATGAAATCATCCATGCCGACATTTTCAATCCATTTGAATCAAGCTGTTCGGCATGCAGGTATTTCGTGAAGGAAAAAAACCGATGCTCCCTTCACAACATGGTGACACATGCATTAAACTATTGTGAATACCATGAAACAGAAAGCATTGATGCCCCGCTTGGATATGGTTCTTCCGGAAATGGCGGGTGGATCGGGGAACCGGTTCAGGTAGAAGATCCTTTTGACTTGTTTGGAATTCAAAAAAATGGCTGAAAAAATGACGCAGGAAGAAATTTATCAGAAGGCCAGCAAGCTCCTGAATGATGTTCCAGAGAACTTTGAAAAGAACTTCAATGCCCTGCTTCCGATATTTGTAGATACGGATGTGGCGGCACAATACGTCGCGGAATTTGAATCAAGAACGTCCATGAGGTCAAAGATAAATTCTTATGGGACATTTGATTCTAGCGCCGAGTTTATTGGAGATGTTCTTGAAAAAACAGAACTCCCACTGCATATTCCAAGCGAACTGAACATTCTTGAAAAATCAAGGGAAGCAAAAAAAAAGACGCCTGAACAGATGAATGGTCCGTTAAGAAAGGCCGTTCCTCCTTCCATGCAGTCTTATGGATCGATTAGTTATCAGCCATCACAATACCATTCAGGAACCCTTGTATGGCCAGGAATTGCCCCGCAGAGCCTTGCCAAGATTGTTGCCGATAATCTTGCTCCACAACTGATCATAGGGCAGCGTGTTGATGATGTACTGGGTTATTCACATCTTTCCTCGCAGCCATGGAAACCCGGATGGATGATAGAGCCTGCATGGCGTGATTCAAGGATGACCAGGCAGATGTCCAGGGACATAAGGGAAGCAGAGCAGTTCCTCATGAACGGCGGTTATGGTATTTCCAATACCATGGAAAGGCTTGAAAAAAGATTATATGACTTTCCGACCTGTCTTGCCGCAATTACAAGAAACACGCTTACATTCGACGGGATAGCCATCTGGACGGAGCGTGACGCAAAGGACAGGGTTACGGCTTTCAAACCCCTTTCCTCTTCAAACATCCGCCTGGTTGATCCAGACGAAGGATATCTTGGAGACAAGCGCGTTTCAACTGTTGCCGTAGATGAACTGGGGAATGTTGCACATGAATTTTCATTGCGCGATTTATTCTGGTATGTCAGGAATCCAAGACTTGATCCGGGTATATATTCTTATGGGTACTCGGAGGTGGAAATTGGCATAAACATGATACGCGGTTATACAAACGCCATGGGGTTGAATTTAAACAGGTTCGACAAGAACTCCACGCCAAATGGCATCCTTAAGGTAACGGGTGCATGGTCACAGCGGCAGCTTGATGTATTGAACCGCCTATGGATTAACATGAAGCGAGGACAGACCAAGAACTGGGTCTTGCCGGTCATGCGTATGCCGGATGAAGGTGACATAGAGATCATGGAGCTTTCCACGGTCCAAGGATGGGAAACGGTATACGGTGACTTCGTGAACA